CTCATACGATTATTTTCTGATGCTACGTCATCTTGATTTTCAAGCGCAAGCTTATTCTTGAGGCGTTGATAATCACGATCCTCAGCACTTAGTCGACGCTTAATTGTCAAAGTGCCTGTGTCTTGGCCTAAGCCGCGCCCAAGGCCTCCCAAATTAGGTGACTGATCGATGGCGCTTCTGTAGATGGAGATTAGTGGCAAAATCAACGTACCATTTTTGTCACGAATTGGATCTTTTCGCTTGACCATAGCAAATCGCTCACCACCCGCAAAGATTACAGGTACTTTGTGTGTCTTTCCATGATACTCAACTGTGAATCCAATCTCCTTGTCAAACTTGTCAAATAAGGCTTCATCAACATCCTCAATACCACAGGGTGGAATCGAGAAGTCATCCGGAATATTAGTACCCTCGTAGCCATCTCCCACGCGCTCAGTAGTATCGTACAAATTCTCTGTTGTCATGACTAATCCTGATCGTCATCAAAGCCAGCATTGGCTGTTGAACCTGACACGTAAGTGATTTGTGATGGACCAGTAAGAGGTGCATCCAAGATACCTCGCTTCTGCAAATCTCGGACATCTCCCGTCGGACCCTCTTGATTATCGGTGAAGCCGCGTTGCTGGAAGAACTCATCTTGTACAGCATCCTCATCGGAGTAGCTTTCGTCTGTCGGCCCCTTGAGAGAGGTAACAAAGTTGCCCATGCGTGCTTCCTTGCCTACAAGCTGAATGCCACCTGAAAATTCGATTTGTCCGTAAATATTTGCAGTACGACGAACAGCGGTGATCTCGAAAAATTGTGTACCGAAGCTAAAAAAGTCGCCCTCTTCCACACGAATCTCATCGTCGTACATGTCGCGCGGAATCAATAGCGCGGTGACAGATGTGTATTCCTCGGTTCCGAACTCATTCGTGCGGATGTCTTGCGGTTCCCACTCCACACGAGCGTCTAGTCTAACGGGCTTCTCGAAAATCTTGTTGGGTGCCTCTTTGTAGATGCGATGCACCTTTGTTTTGATCTCAGAAATTGAGTACAGATAGATCGTCTGGCCCACGACGTCCTTGACAAGCTCGCGAGAGATGTCTGTTATAAAGTCTATTTCTCTTGGTGAAATGAAAAGCCGGCTCACTGAAGCCTCTCTAGCAGCTGATTGTCATCGCTGTTCTTAAATTCTCTATCTGTTATTCTAACTAGGTTCAAATCGTGTTCTTTGAACCATTCATCTTGTTTTCGATCTCTCAAATAACCATCTAAAATTGCGCGATCTCTACTGCCATTGCTTTCTTGAATTTCTTGTAAAGGCCGATCGAGGCCATGCCAGTATTCACCATCAAATTGAACGTACGTGTCAATACTCTTAATGTGAAAATCAATCTTCAAATCATTTACAATAGACTGTCGTTCAACATTAACTTCTCCAAACCACACACAAAGCTTTTCGTAAAATTGATCTTCTAGTTGAGATTTCCCATATGTTCCATTCTTCTTCATCGTCTCATGAGCTTTCTGGCAAATCTCAGGAACCTTTGATGGGTGCTCGACGCCATAATTGTTGAACCATGTTGCTTTTGCTCTATTCCGAAGCTCCTCAGACTGCAAAGCATGCTCAATACCGTATCTCTCAATCATCGTATTTGTCATCTTGTCACGAATCTCAGGTGACTGAATTGGATGATTGACGCCGTACTTTTCTCGTGTTGCACATTTTGCTTTTTCACGAATCTCCTGAAGCTGCATCGCATTCTCGACGCCATATCTCTCAATCATCACTTCAATGATCCGCGCCTGAATTTCGGGAGACTTGAATGGATTGTCAACGCCGTAATTTTCTAGCCACGTCTCACGCATTGATTGTTGCACGCTAGAATCCTTCCAATTGTGATCGACACCTCTTGTCTCAATTAATGTTTCTCTGATCTTGTCTCTAACTTCAGCTGACTGGAGTGGAAAATCGACGCCTCGGCGATCATTGTTCGTCTGATTGATCTTCTCGCGGATCACGGTGCTTGCAGCACCCCAGCCACCATAGCGTTCTTTGATCGTCTTGTCTGCTTTCTTACGAGCAGCGGGATCATTGAATGCCGACGTCGATCCGTATTTGTCCTTGAACGTCTGGCGTGTCCTTTTCCACAACAAACCCCCTGTCTTTCTTGACTCAGTTGAGCATTTGCGCGAACAGAACCACAGCTGATTCTCACATTTCTCTAATGTGTGATGTCTTGTTCGTCCTCTTTCAAATTCTTTTCCACACTGATCACAAGTACAAATGATCTTTCTCGATGTTTGCATTCGATTGCAACGATCTTGATAATTCTTAGTTTCAAATCTGACAAAAGGCATATGAAGCCTCCTGTCTATAACTATATCAATCTCGCGCAAGCAGCACAAGAATTTGTGGCTGTCAACCGATCATAATTGCTGCGCCATTTGGGACGGGAACTAATCGCAATTGCCGTAACATCGCCTCAGCTTTGTCAGCTTCTAGCTCAACAATTTTGTCATAACTCAATGAGTCAAGCATTTCTCGCAGCTCTGTTCGAAGCTTATCAACATCCTCCCGACCTTGTGACACAAGATCACTACCATTCAATGTTAGATCGCTTCCAGGAATTGGAATATTCGAGAACTTAGAGCGAATCAGACCCAGCATCTCCTTACTGAGTGCTAGAGTATATTGACGGATCCACTGCCGCGCGATGCTATTGATCTTACTGTACTCCAAATTTCCAAATGGGATGTTCGACATGTTCGACACGCCGTAGATCGTACTGTCAGGAATCGAGGCGCTGAGGGGATTGGAGTGGAACTGAATGCGCAGGTACAACTTATCCCGGTTCTCACCCGACGGTGTGGGGTAGATTCGAATGTTCCGACCCGAGATCTTGTACGAGTAGTTGGATCGTCTGACACGCTGGGACAGATCGAGCTGCCCGGCGCGCAAGATATCTTCGAAGACAGGGAGGACGTAGAAGATCGTCTCAGGAGTGAATGACTCGAACGAGAACTCATTGTTCAGGTAGTTGACTGCCGACGTCGTGTCGAAGAAACGGTACGCTGCATTGGGAGAGAAGTGGAAGACCTCTCGGATCTTCATCTTACCTTGCGGGCTGTTGTCGGAATGGTCGAACAAGGGTGTTCCGTCACCATCCACCAGCTCAGAGTACAAATCGTAATCTTGTCGACCCGGAACCAGCTCGATTGACCCAGAGTAGCTATTGTAGGAGCCTCCGTATCCAGCTTCTACCGCGTAAGGTTCAGCAAAACGTAGCAGGTACTCGAGATTCTCTCTCGGGTAAGTCTGCTCCGAACCTGAAATGCTCCCCGTTGACTGACCCAGCCAACTGTTGAGCTGAGACTTGACCTGGAACTCGTTCACGTGACGGGAGTACTCAAGCGTTGCCTCTTCAAGCGCTGCCCAAATCTGCTTTCGGGTAAGCTCAACACTTAGGACATCGTCGCCCAATTTTCGTTTGACAAATGTCACCATAGAGTCGGCTTCAGTCTGAAATGCTGTGTCAGAGTTGAAAAAGCCGAACGGTGTGGGACTAGTTGTGTTTACAAATGATGGCACGATCTCATCTCCGCGTTCTTTCTACGAAGTAACTATCATCGAGTGAGTCATTGCCTCATTCGGGAAATGCTCGACGAGTGCTCTCAGCGAGAGTGCTCAGCGAGAGTGCTCATGAATGCTCGTTATATCACGAAAGCTTATACGAACCAGTGCCGCCCATGACAAGATAGCGATAACCATCAGATGTGAGCACAATTGATGTATACTGAACTGCGGGGAACTCAATGAGAGAGCCTACCTTCTGGGCTTGCCGAATGAGCTCACTGACGAAGGCATCATGAGGGACTGCTGAGCACGTAAGTGCCCATGGATTCGTAGTCTCATTTCTGACGATAATACTTCTGCCTCGAACTCTGGGATGGGATGGGCCGGGAAGCGATCCTGTGATGGGCACAGATCCCGAAGCGTAGAACAATCCCTGACCCGGGACAACGAAATCTACCGTGTACGTCCTGGGAGGTGGCTGGCGCGGGGTGCGCATCGTTGTGCTTCCCGAGAAGTCAGCGCTTGCCGAGAAGGCAGTCATGCCCTCAAAAACAGTGACTTCGCGGATCTCTAGACCGCGCCCTGTTGTTGTTCGAATACCCAATGAATCAATGATTGTCTTTGGCATGCTGACTCCTTTTTGTCTCGATCTAAGTATAACGACGATGACCAAAGATCAACATCAATTGCACCAAAACTCACACCCAACAATCCCTCTTCCTGGACCATTCCACGTGAGTCAATAATGATTTTAGGCATGCTTTCTCCTATACCGTTGATGTGATTGTAAGCGTACCACTAGATGCCATGATGAAGTAACGCAAACCGTCTGACTTAAAGATGATGGAGTTTCCTACCTGGCCCTGAAGAGCGACGTGACTACCTGGAGCAGGCGGCCCGCCGTCGCCGTAGACGAAAGCCTGATCAGGGACAGCTGAACATGTGAACTCGTGTGCGATCGCTGTTGTCGACCGGAATCCGAACTCCACTCCTGTATAGTTGGCAGGATCAGGCAAAGAAGCGGTCATCGCTGGGTTTGCGCTAATCGTGTAATGTCCACCGTTGGCGACGCTATAGTCGCCTGCTGCATTGATATTAGCAACCGTGTAGCCATAACCGCGCTGGGACTGCACGGGAACTATAACTTCAAAGCCACTACCAGCTAAAGTCTCAATTCCCTTATCACTAATCCTAATCTTGGGCATTCTTGTCTCCTTGACATGAGTAAATATGTCCAGGAGAGACGAAAGTACGCAAAAATGTTGCTAGCTAATCACGTCCTGAATTCGGACAATGTGATCCCTCGGGAAGACGACAAGCTCCTGCACAGAATTGAGACAGACGACGAAACACCCCTTGTACGTGTGATAATCCCAGAGGGTATCCTTAAAGTATCGATTGCTCTCAAGCGGCGACTCTTCGATGACTAGCAACGGGTGGTTGCACCACTCGGGTGTGTACTTTGATTCACCCCGATCCCAGTAAATTGTTGCAAAGGAATTCCGGCACTCGCCCTCTAGATTCTCATAGGGAAAGTAGACAGCCGACCCTCGAAAGAAGACAAGGTCCTTTCCAGCGTACTCAGTTTGACTGGGATTCATGCTCTCTCCAGCCTTCGCTTCGCAAGGCCATTAGTATTCGAACCTCTACGTTCGAACTATATGTGAGCTCGCCCAATGCTGTCGTGTTGAAGTTGATTAGCCGATACGTCTTCTCTATCGTGTCGAGAAAGATGTGCTGTCGCTGTGTGATCGGAGGGCGACAGGCATGAGGTTGCTCTAGGCGGAGCCTATCCTTGATCTTGACAACTCCATCCGACACGTGCACGTAGATCTCTGTCGCTCTAAACAGTATCTCTCGTGTTGGAGCTCCATTGCGCGACGCTAAAGACTCGCGTTACACTCTGTCGGCAGTTAGACGCGGGTTGTAGATCCAGATGCAAGCCATGCTCGCATTATACCACGCGGCTGGCCCCAAATGCACGCAAGGCGACCCGAAGGTCAATCATCACAATAGTTGCTGTCAACCTCGTCAAAATGAACGTATCGGTACGACCAGCCTCGTTTACGAGCGAATCTTTTGCCCGCCGCTGCTTTGCAGATGTTGATGGGTGTCTCTGTCAAGAGTCGCGGCTTAATCTCTTGAATCTCCGTTCGTCCATTCTCAAGCTTGACGACAAAGTCAGGAACATAGAACCTTCGCTTTCCATCATGATCATACGGGATTCGAACAGGTTCATAATCCCACGAGACAACAGTGTCATCCTGATCAAGCTTCACCATCCACTCTCGCTCCCATGTCGAACGATGATGATATTGTTTGCCCGACTTTGTTGACGTGTACTTGCCCTTTCCCCACTCGAAGCCACCATCGACGTACTTTTGGGATATTGTATCTGAGATCTTGGCATTTCGCTCAGTAAAGTCATACTCGCCGGCTTCGTAGCGTTCGGAGAAAGTTTGACCTCCTCTGGCTGATGCTTCCATCATCATTTTCCGATCATTCACCCAGAGTTGACGGGTACTTGCTCGGAATCGATCTCGTTCTTCATCTGTCATATTGTCGTAGGCCTCACGGGTTGCGGCGATTCGACGAGCTTCAGTCTCATCAGTTCGCCCGCTAAGCATATCCTGCACTCTTTGTTGAGCAATATCAGGATTCTCTTCCATGTAGCGCTTCATATGCTCTCGATTCTTTTCGCCAATTTTTCGTCGAGACTCATCGCTTAAAATGCGAACATTCGCATGATGTCCATGAATATAGCGCTTGAAGCTCATTCCCTGTGAACGCGTAAATGGAGCATCCATCCCGCAGCCACACATACACTTAGGTACTTCACCGTCGTATTCATATTCAACAAGATAGTCACGATAACTCAGCTTGTGTGTTCGGACGACATGCGAAGCTAAGCGTTTGACTTCTTTTCCGCAAATCTTGCATTGCATGATGTTCACCTTGAATACTATATATCATGCAACATCATCTATGTATACAAGAACGGGGAGCCGAAGCTCCCCTGTCTCACATTAGATGATGTTTAAATCAAATAATGTTTAGGTCCATGACGGTGACGGTCCCGTAAAAATCAGCGCGAACCATCTTCTTGCCGTAGCGAGTCATGACGCCCTTGCGAGGAGTGAAATCCTCGGGTGCGAAGATCGTCGGGGTGACGATGAGCGGCACGTACGGAGCGTACACGTAGCCCGTCTCGAGGTAGGAACCACCCTTGTAGCCGACCAGGATCTTCTGGCGCGGGAAGTAAGGATCCTTGTAGACCGTGAAGCGGTTGCTCAGGGTACCCACTGCCTCAGCACCGATGCTGAACGGCGCACCGACCTGACCCATGCCGTCGATGGAGAGCGCCGCCTTGTAGAGGACAGAAGCCTCGAGGATGGTGCAGATGTCCGGGCTGGTAACGATGAAGTTGGCCGAGCCGCGAAGCGTCTTACGATGGATCTGGTTTGCGACGTCGATGATTGTCTCAATCATCGTCTCGTACCATTCACGGACGGTACCGGTGAACTGCGGGCCGACATGCAGAGTGTCGGGCAGAGTCACGATAGTGCCAGTCTCCTTGTTCACGAACTTACCAGGTGCACGACTCCAGTAGAAGTTAGCGCCCTGGGCTTCGTGAAGGAGGTCACCGAGAATCTCACGGTCAATCTCAAGAGCTACCTGCTCGGAGAGGATCTGGGTGAGCTCGACCTCAGCATCCAAGCTGTGGTAAGCGTTCAGGTCCTGAGCGAGCTCAGGGGACCAGCGAGCGCGCAGCTTGCGGGTCTGTGCGGTGACAGAGATGCTTTCGATCTTGATGTCGATCTCGGGAATCTGTGGAGTCGGCGACACCGCGAAATCGGATTCGAAGGTCGGGATGGTAAGAGCTGACGCATCAGGATCAACGTCGAGGCCAGCTGCCACAACATGTGAGCAAGTCAGACTTCCACGCAAATCTTGAACAGCGTCTCCGAGGTTACCCGAGACACACAGTGCCAATGCTGCATTAGGCATTGTACGAGTAGCGTGTGGATTCGGTGTGAACACGCCACCAGTGAAGGTACCAATCTGATTCAGTCGACGAACATTCAGAATGTTACGACCGCTCTGGATGGTCTGCGGAATCGCAGCCACACCAAGGGAGGCCAGATTTGCAGAGAAGAGAGAGAAGTCCTTGACCATGGTGAGGTCAGTGTTAGCGCCGAAGACAGCGAGGTCAACGAACAACCAGGACCAACGACCAGTGCTATTAAACTGCGGTTTAATTGTAGCATCAGTCTCAATCAGTGTGGTGATCTGCGGATCGTACATCAGAAGCTGGCCATCGGAGCCAGTGGCCCACATTAGTGTGCCTGCCTGAATTGAGCCAGCGCCTGCGTAAGAGCCCGTAGCGAGCTGTGCACCGACGTTGACGATCGAGGAGCTGTGAACCTTAGAGTAGGAAGTACCGACCAGGTCGTACTGACCACCCGTCGCGAGAGAACCGGACTGAATTCCCTTACCCACTGGGTTGTTGTAAATGGATTGATTAGTCCTGAAGGTCTGCGCATTGGCATCGCCAGCTGCACCAGTCTGCAGATTGGTATCACCACCGACGTTGGTTCCGTAGGTGTAATCCAGGTAGAAGAGCAGGCCAGAAGGCAGGCTCATAGGCTGGATGGAAACCAGCTCATTAGCGACCAGCCCACCGAAGACACGGCGAACGATCGGGAAGGCGATATTGCTGAAGCCGCGCAGGTCACCTGACGAGGAGACGTTGCCGCCGCCAGTTGACAGGGAGCTGGTCTCGCGCAGAAGCTGCATTGCCTGGTTTTCGAGCAGGCGAGCCATGTTTTCGCGACGAGTCTTATCCAGGCCGCGCAGGAGGCCAGTGCGGCTCCACTTTTCGACCAGAGTGCTAGACTCGGTACCCATGTGGCGCTCGCGGATGCCTTCAGTTAGTTGCTTTAGTGTGAACTTACTCATGATTTTTTTCCTTTAGAATCGGTTGAGTATGGGGTTGTCTCTTCGCGGTATTCCGTTAGCCCTTATCAGGGAGCCCAGCCAGTTGTGCCCAGCGGTCGACAGTCGGAGAAGCTGTTGAGCTTCCACCACGGCCAGCCGAACGCGAGGAACCACCGGAGGAACGTTGAGCTGCCTCAGAAAGAGGCTTGGCATTGCCACGACGCTTAAGCGACTCGGTAAAGCCCTTATAAAGCAGCTTGACTTCCCTCAGCGTCTGCGCTTTATCCAAGGAACCAACAATAGAGCGAAGTTGCTTCTCGTTGAGCGACTTGGTGTGCACCAGACGATTTACATAAAGGAGCTTAGCATTGAACAGATTTTGTTCCTGCAGCTGCTTGGTGAGCTTACTCATCTTCTTACGAAGATTTACTCGCTCTCTGCGAAGAGCTCGATTCTGACGGCTCTCATTACGAAGTCTTTGAAGTGTTTTGCCCTCGACCTTGACGGTGCCCACGGCATCCTGCTTATTTAGGTCGGAGTCATCGGAGTCTACAAACGGCTCGCGATCCTTCTTGGCTCCACCAAAAGCAGCCAAGCACTTAGGATCATCAGCGTTTCCTTCGGCGATTTTACGCATACGAAGAAGCTCTCTCTTGAGCATGCCTTCATCGATCTCAACAACTTCCTCGTCATCTAGATCACTAAAGTCCATTTCTCCGCCAGCCTCATCGTCCATTTCGAACTCTTCCTCGGCGTCAAGCTCAAGGTCTTCGGCACCGACGAGCTCAAGGTCTAGCTCAGACACATCGACGTCTGCAGGAAGGCCTGTGATTTGAAGAGTAGCGCCACCGGCTTCGGGGACTTCCTCTTCAACCTCATCACTGAGCTCAACATCCAAATCAGCATCAGCATCTTCGAGGTCAGCATCGTCATCTTCAAAAATGCCGAATTCCATCATTAAATCCATCTCAGTTAGCCTCTTTCGAGTAGCCATTTCTGCAATCTCCTTGCGAAGTTTTACGAGTTCTTGCGATCTCACTCCTGCAATACCTATCACCCCACTATCGAGGATTCTCATTTCGTTGAGCATTTTGTCACATAGTCGACCTAAAAGATCGAGGCTTTTCTTGTCTCGCCCTAAATGTGACTCCAGCAAGGTATCACCGAAGCTTAAGCTGTCTTGAATTCTCTTTACGCGATCATTAAAATCAGTCTTCGTCTTTGGCGCAACTGATTCCGTGAGTGCCATCAAAGCTCGTGCCGATTCCATATTCAACAGAAGTTTGTCATCATCTGATGATGTGTCTTCGTCATCATCTGAATCCGATTCCGATACTGCGCCTGCTGTTGAAGTAACATCTGGATCGGCCAGTGTGTTTAGATCTAATACGGCAGCTGACTCGGTGGGAGATGATGCTTCACCTGGGCTAGTATCATCAATATCACTCAAGGATCCCGCAAGGACGTCTGCCTCTTCTGTATCTTCACCCAGAATTTGCTTCTCAATTAGCTGCCGAATGCGAGGCGTAATCGCTTCGACGACTGTTCGAGTGGCATTGTCTTCCGCAGCTTGGCGAAGCTGCTTAGCTTCCAGAACCGCTTCTTCGAATAATTTTGTCATACTTACATCCTACGCTAACGACAGTACATATTCGCATCGACACGAAAGATTAATGAAAGCATTCGCAAGATTTGTCATCATCATCCTCGTCGTCCGGTGCAGTAAAATCGTCTTGGAATTCCTTTGCCAAATCGGCGTGATCATCTTGAATCTTCAAGAGCACCCGATCATCATTGAGAGGGATATCGTCTAATGTGTAAGCAGGTGTCTGTTCATCACCAAACATGACAGGAGGTGAAGATGCCCAGCCTTTCTTCGTGCCTTTGCCTCCGCCGCCCGATTTTCCAGGTGCCGTCTTGTATACTGTCCAGGCTACACCGCCAGCGCCGCCAGAAGCCTTGCGTCCTTTATATAGATTAGGGACGGTAGAGATAGAAGACGGGGACATTCCCAGTGATTCACCCAAACCGCGACCGCCTTGCACAAAGCTTGCACGATCAACGTTACCTCTGCCAGCATTAGCGTCTCTACTGATATACGCGTCTGTCTTCCTAAGGAAGGCGT